CAGGAGAAAACAAAGCCTGCACTTCAGGAAATTTGCAGTCGAATCGCGAAGACAATCGACGTAACCGAACGCGACCAGTAAGTCTCTCCCCGAAAGCAGTCAGCGATTCCCCCGAGTCGCTGGCTGCTTGTTTTGTTTGAAGGCCGAAAATGAGATCATCCCGAGCCTCCCACACTCACGTTCGACACAAGATCGAGCAGATCACGAACGACACGGAGCAGATCAACCAGATTCTGGTGAACCACGCTCCGGATATCATCGACCTGCTGACCGAGACTCACTCGCTCCGTCAGGTGGCTCGTCGTGTGAAGAGATCACCGACATATTTAAGTCAGGTGAAGAACGGGAAGCAGAGGATCTCGTGGGAGACGTATTGCCTGTTGGTGATGTTGCTTGAAGAGGGCGAGAACTCTGATAAAATGAAATCATCGTCGCGTGCAAGGTGACAACGAAACATCCGGGTTAAACCCTGGACTAAAACCGTCGATGAGCTGCTTGCACCAGTTTGTCGGCGGTTTTTTTGTGGAGATTGGTGATGGAAACTTCGGAACTAAGGCAGAGAATCCTTTCAATCGTAGAGTATGACTACGAGACAGGATTATTCAGGAGACTTGTTGCGTCGAAGGGGTGCAGCCTTAAAATCGGATGGACAAAAGGATCGTTGAGTTATCGAGGCTACCGAAAGATGAACCTGCTGAAGAAGTCTTATGAGCTTCATCGAATCGCGTGGCTCATTCATTACGGGGATTGGCCGAAGAAAAACATCGACCACATCAACGGAGACAAGTCCGACAACCGAATCTGCAATCTGAGAGATGCGACAGTCGCTGAGAACGCCAGAAACATGAGCAAGAGTAGGGCGAACACTTCAGGTCACGTTGGAGTGAGATATTACGAAAAAATCAGGAAATGGCGTGCTGAAATAAAGGTGAATTACAAGAATATTTCCATAGGCCACTTCAGCACAAAAGAGGAAGCCATTGAAGCAAGAAAGTCTGCTGAAATTGCTCATGGGTTTCATCCTAACCACGGCAGGCAAAAACAGAAATGAAGCTCTCAGATCCACAATACAGAGTTTTGGTAACAGAGGCAGAGTGGACCTGCTATGGCGGAGCTGCGGGCTCGGGAAAGTCACATATTGTCACACTTGACATGCTCAGGCACTGTCAGGGTCCGCATGCGAACCCGATGTTTCGCGGTTTGATCATGCGCCGTACATACCCACAGTTAACGAAGTCTGGCGCACTTTTGGATCACTGCAGGACGATGTACGCACCATACGGCGCGATTTACAATCACACTCGCAACGAGTTTGAATTCCCGTGCGGGGCTAAGATTGCATTGGGATCCTGCCAGTTTGAGAAGAACCTCGAGGACTATCAGGGAGCCCAGCTTGACGCATTGGCAATTGACGAGGCGACACAGTGGCCGCTGAAGTTCGTGCAGTACCTCTGGGGTCGCGCGAGAAGCAAGTCCGGGATCAAGCCGAGAATGAAGCTCAGCATGAACCCGGATAATGATTCTTGGTTGTACAGATTCCTGTATTGGTGGCTGAATCCAGAGACAGGGTTGCCGATCCCCGAGCGATCAGGAGTCATTCGGCACTTCAGGTACGTCGAACCGGATTTTCACTGGTACGACGAACCTCAGTATGAGATCAACGAAGAGACGGGCGAGAACGAGTGTGTTACGACATCAGCGACATTCATCGGCGCGACGCTGCGAGACAACACGCACCTGATGCAGTCAGACCCTGCCTACCGTCAACGACTCGAGCAAATGTCGGATGACGACAGGGATCGTTTCTTGAACGGCTGCTGGCTCGCCTCCTCAAAGACTGGTGCCGAGTGGGACAGAGAGCTCTTTACAAATCTCTACATCCCGCTGGAAAAGTTCCCCATCCCGAAACACGCCAACGACATTGTCCGAATGTTCTGCGTCGACCCAAGCAAGGGGCGCTCCGTCAAGAAGGGGGATTATTCGGCAATTGTTTGCATGGCACAAACGTCAGAACTGGCGTATGTCGATGCGGACTTAAAACGACGATCGCCGTCGGAGATCATCGAGGACTTATTCCTGTTCTGCGATCAGGATCACCACCGGATCAGATCAGGCGACCTGATTGGGATTGAATCGACGCAGTTTCAGAGTATTTTTCGCGACTTGATCATGAACTACGCGGCGAATCATCGGGATTATGCGTTGTCGAAATACCTCATGTCTGGAGGGATAATTATCCCGGTCGAGGACATGCTGAAGAAGGAAATGAGGATCCGGAGAGGCCTGGATAAACGACTGACGCAGCGAGAGTTCCGGTTCCTTGAGAATCCGGGGACGACGCTTCTGCTGCAGCAGATTAAGCAGTTCGACGGCATCCCGGGCGTCGGGAAACACGACGACGGGCCGGATGCATTGGCGATGTGTACTCAGTTGCCGCGATATGAGCAGGAATACTGGGAAAATCTGAGGAAGGAGAAGTGACGTGAGTAAACGAGGATGCAATTCATGCCGAGAGAAATCAGATCCGGTCGGTGCTGCGATTCAGACGATCTCGATGGTCGTCGACCAATCGTTTCAGCAGAACGCGAACGTAGGAATTTACCGGCGTGCAGTGAGATCGACGTTTTGGTGGTGGAGGTTTCTTCGATGATCGCGAAATACCAGTATTCGGCGACCGTCATTTCGATTTACGACGGCGACACGATCACTGTGATGGTCGACCTTGGGTTTGGGTCGCACACGAAGCAGAAACTGAGACTGGCGCGGATCAACACACCGGAAGTCAGAGGACCGCAGCGAGAACAGGGGATTGCGGCGAGGGACTATTTGATCGCCCTGATGCCGGCGGGATCTGAAATCGACGTGAGGACGATCAAGGACAGCCAGGAGAAGTACGGCAGATATCTGGCGGAAGTTTTCAAGGGCGATATTTGCGTGAATGACCTGCTCGTTCAGGCCGGAATGGCGGCATACAAGTCGTACTAAGATTGTTTCGGCGTGTTTTCCTGTGTAATCTGCTGTCGAGGAGACATCAGATGGCATATGCGAACGGTTTACCGACGAGTTGGGTGATTGAGAACGAGAAACTGGCAATCGAGGCTACGAAGGCTGCTGCGCGGATCTTCGAAGAACTTGGAGTCAGTTGCGGCGGAGTGAATGCTAACGGCGATCAGCTTCCGTTCGGTGGCGACGAGCCGTTCGAGAACATTCAGGATGTCCGAGAGGCAATTGTTCTCGGGGATCAGCTTGGCAGGTTGCCCTGGGGGACAAATGCGAAGGACAATCGCAGTTATTACATCGCTGATACAGGGCACGCAATCACGGTAAAGCCGAGGGACGAGAATCAGCCGAACTCTGATGCGGTGAAGCGGATTGAGGCGTTCATTGAGCTGTGGACGGCTGAGAATCAGTGGCAAATGCGGCAGTCGGAAGTCAGTCAACGGTGCGATCGGCACGGTGAGGTGTTCGACCTGCTGAGTTACGACGACGACGGGATGGTCCGGGTTTACTTTGGCGAGCCACAGGATCTCGACGACGACCCGAAGAGCAGTTTCGTGGATCCGGACGACGCTTCGAAGGAATACTTTGATTCGCTGGGCGTCCGGAAGACAAATGATCTCCGCGCTCAGCCGGTCGCGTACTTCCTGAAGGATGTTTGGTATCCGGACCTGCGATTCGTCACGAAGATGACAAAGGACGGTAGTCTTGCGAATTACCGGGGCGACACGATTCCGCAGATGGAAGAATCTCAGGATCGGATTCTGGTTCAGCATCGCAAGAGAAACGTGTTGTCGGCGGATCCCCGGGGGCTCACTCTTTACTGGCCGGTACGCGAAGAACTGATCTTCGCGAAGAAGTTGCTGGCGAATCTGATGCGAACGAGTTCGTTTCAGGCGGCGTTCGGTGCGATCCGGACAATCATGGGAAATCCGTCGAGCGATTCGGTCAAGAGTTACCTGAATACGCAGCAAAATGGCGGCGCGAGCAGCGGGCAATCAGAAACATACGACTTTCCGTCGGCAGCGGTTGTCACAATTCCGTCGCAGATCAAGTACGAGTTTCCGGAGACAGGCGCCGGTAACAGTAACCACATAGAAACTCTGGTATCGCTGCTTCGGTCGTGCGCTGCGGGCATGAAACTGCCGGAGTTCATGCTGACGGCAAACGTCAGCGAGGGGAATTTCGCCTCGACGCTGGTTTCGGAGGGGCCGTTCCACAAGTCGATGCGGTTCGAGCAGTCTCTTATGGTGCAGGAAGACCTGCGGATTCTGAAGCAGGCTCTGTGGTACGCTGCGGAGTCGGGACAGCATGACATCACAACGGCTGACGTGCTGCAGGTTGTGCTGGAGATCAAGCCGCCACGAGTTCAGACGAGAAACCGCCAGGAAGATCACGAGGTGATGAAAGACTGGTGGGATCGTGGCCTGCTGGGGAATAAGACGGTTCTGGCTCCGGAAGGGCTGGAATCGGTGGCCGAGAATGCTCAGCGGAAGTCAGAACTGGTAACGGAGCTTCCGTTGCCGGCGGGATCGCCGCAATCGCCGCAGAACATGGGCACTCCGGGTCCAGTTGCGGGCAATAAAGCCGATCCGATGAAAGAAAAGGGTGTTTCGAAGAAAGATCCGACTCGAAACGCTTAAATTCGGTTGCACAGCACTTGTCAAGTTCGTACAAAATGACTTATTGTCAATTTGGCGATTTGACAAAAGGAGTTTGCCATGGGATGTGGCTGCGGAAATAAGAAGAAACCGAAGGGCGGCAAAGGCGGAACCAAATGAGTGACATCCTCGTAACAGAAGATGCGTTCGAAGCCATTGCTGAAGATCGAATTGACCGAGAGCGGGGAATTATCCGTGGGGTTAAGTTGCTGGGGTTGAGAAGCCTCAACAAACGCAACTACGATACACCCGGAGTCCAGAAGTCAGCGATGAAACTGCTGCCGGGAACGTCGATTTACATCGACCACCCTCCGACAGCAACGACGAATCGCTCTTATCGGGACAAATTCGCTGTTGTTGGCCAGAAGGTTGAGTACCGTCCCGGCGAAGGCTACTTCGGGGACGTGCATTTTAACCCGAAACATGCTGTTGCAGAACAGTTCTTGTGGGATGTTGTTAACGCTCCGAAGTCGTTGGGGATGTCGATCAATTCCTCAATCAAGTCCGGAAAAGTCGGTTCCGACGGGGACGTGATTGTCGAATCCATCGAGGTTCTCCGGTCTGTCGACATTGTTACGAAGCCGGCAACAACTGCTGGCATTTTCGAATCAGAGGAAGAAGAGATCATGGACCTGAAGACACTCCGCGACAAGCATCCGGAATTAGTGAAGTCAATTCTCGAAGAATCACAGGCGACTGACGCGACCGAAGCCGCGCTCGCCCAGGCGAAGAAAGAGAAGGACGAGTTGAAAGCTCGTCTAGACGCACTGGAAGCCGAACGAGCGACTGAGAAGTTGCGAGGCGAAGTGTCTGCCGAGTTCACGAAGGTCTTCGAAGGCGTGACCATCGAAGCTGACCTGATGAAAGAAATCGTCGAGTGCGCCTGCGAAATGCAGGAAGGGGCTCGCAAGAAATTTGGTTCGGTTCTGTCCAAGATCAGCCCGATGCTGATCGATGACAATCCGGAAGACACAGAGGAAACCCCTGTCAAGGAAGAGGAAGAGCAGGCGAAGAAGCCAGCTTACCGTCCGACGCCAGGGAACAAGGCTGGTTACAAGAAGGGTTCTTTGCTTGAAGAACTCGGCCTGAAGAAGTAATCACTGACCGTTTCGGTTCGTTTGTTTGAAAAGGGCGAGACATGCCACGCTGTTTGAATGTAATGCACCAGTACGGTCAGGTTCCTGCGGTCACTGACATCCGTCACATGACTCCGCCTGACACTCTGGTTGATATGTGTCCTGGCGACTTCCTCGGAAGCGACAGTGCGACTGGAATCCTGAAGGCGGCTCTGATCCAGACGGATCAGGCATGGGACACAAACTTGGCAACCACGCAGACTGCTGCGAAAGCCAAGTTTCAGGGTGTGAACCTGCAGGAAATCGATTCCGACGACGGTGTCTGCAACGACGCTCCGGATTGCATCCCGTTCGCACTTTATCGCGAAGGGTCAACCTTTCAGCGAGCTTACAAGATCGTCGATGTTGACGGGGCTGCTGCTCCGACGACCTGGACTCGCGGCCAAGGGTTCACGTTCGGCAAAGTTGCCGGATCGAATCTCTTGAGCAACGACACGATCCAGAAGACCGATACTGCCGGCCTGAAAGTGTTTCAGGCAGTGAATGACAGCGGAGCCGAAAGCCAGGCTTACGCTCTCGTCGAATTCAAGTCGTAATTTGTGTGGTGATTCCAAGGTTCAGACAAGGACAGTAAAATGGCGAATCGCCAACTCACGAAAAAGGTTGTTGACGCTTACAAGAAGCACGGCGAGCAGGTCTTCGAAGAGTTCGACGAGGCTCTTGAGTCAAAGCAGGTCAAGCCTTTCGACATCGACTTGAACTACTGCGTTGAGCAGGATTTCGGGCCAAACTTCAAAGAGAAGATCCTGAACATGGATGCTGATGCGATGGAAGCCATCGTGACCAGCGGCACGTTCAACAAGATGGTTCAGCGAACCATCCGCTACTCGCTGCAGGAAAACCCTCGTGAAGAGTACAAGCTCTCAGCGATTACTCCTGTCGAGACTCGTGGTGAGTGCGAAGAGTCGTTCAAGGACTGGGGTGTCTTCAGCGACATGAAGGCCCACGAGTTGTGCGAACTTGAAGCCAGCCCGCTGTACGGTGTTGCCAGTGATTATCTGGAGCATCCGAACGGCAAGACTGTTGGTCTGGGCCTTGCGTTCACTCGTGAAGCACTCTGCAAAGATCCGAATGGATTCGCATTGCAGCAGGTTCCGAAGATCGCTGACGCTCACAACCTGTACCGCGAAGAAAAGTTGGTTGACGCTCTGATCGGCTACAACGTGACCTACGATCGCAGCGGAACTCTGTACGACATCTTCTACGAAGATGGCGCGACAGGCACTCCGTTCGACGACGGTTCAGGTGGACCTTGGATCAACGCAGCTTCACTGACTTTGACCTGCGGCGAAGACCTGCAGACTGTCAAGAACCTGTTCTACGACATGACGGACTTGGTTCACGGTCGCCCGATGTCGGTCGACGTGACGAATCTGAACGTGTTCACGAGTCAGCGAACTCGAGACCGGATTCTGCCATTGCTGAACGCGACCAGCGTTGAGCGAGAATCAACCTGCCCGGGATCAGGCGACCTGACTCACTTCTTCATGACTCCGGAAGTCGCCAATGGGATGACTTTCGCTCCTGTCGAATATCAGCGACTGACTTCTGCAATCGCGGCTCGGTACAGCTTGACGCTGGCTCAGGCTCGTGAATGGATCTTCTTCGGCAAGATTCCTGAGTTCATGGCGTGGGTCTTCCAGATCCGCCCGACGGTCACACGACTGAACCTGAGCGAAGAGTCTCAACGTCGTCGAATCGTGGCTCAGTACGACAGCATCAGCAAGGGATACGCTTACATCAAGGAGCCACAAAAGGCTGTTTGGCTGACCGGCGATTCCAGCGAATCAACATAGTCTGCGGTGAGCAGATGACGCATCGAAGAGCGACGGCGAGTGATCGTCGCCGCTCTTTTTGTTTCCAGTTCCTGAAGGAAGGTGTAGAATGGCAAGTAGCACGATGTGGGCTGTTCGTTGTCCTGGCGGGCCAACGAAGGTTGTGAAGTCGAAGAAACCGATCAGCGAGAACACGGTCAAGGAAGCTTACCTTGAGTCGTTCTCAAAGATTCGGACGGAAGTCGACAAGGACAAAGAGTTGAAGTGGCCAATCCTGAAACCGATTGACGAGACGGAATTCCAGAAGGAATTTGCACAGGTTTGTGCCCCGTCTCCGAGCAGTGGTCGGGAATGGCGAATCGTTGAAGTCTAAGGAGATCTACGGTGGCAAGCTGTCTTTCGTGTGAAGAGCTAGAGCAGAAGATCTGTGATCTTTCGGAAGAGATCACAGCAGCCTCCTGCACGGCATCGATCACGAAAGAGGGCGACACCTCCGAGGACAGAACTCCGGGACTGAAGGCCAAGATTGAGGTTCTGAAGACGTACAAGGATTTGTACGCTACGAAGAAGTGCGGCTCATCGAATGACTTGTTCGAGTTCATTCATGTGCCGTGCGTGACTCCGGTAAGCTGTATCGGTGATGTCTGCATTTCGACTCCGTTGATTCGGAGGAATCGCAGGTATCGCCGATGAGCGAGTCAGAATCTGAATCGTGTTGTCTTGAGATCCCGTGCGGATGCACGAGTTGGCTGACAGCATTCTGTGACTATGTTCCGCTGACTTTCGAGTATTGCGGAGAGACGACGCAGTTTCTGTCGGCCAGATCGAAGGGCGTGAAGTTCGAGGCGACGAACAATCACACGAACGTGCATATGAGTGATCGGATCTTCCGTGTGTCAACTCAGGAGAATCCGGTCGAGGTCGGCGCGGGAGCAGTGATTACGGATGCTGATGGTGCGGAGTGGGTCGTTTACGCGACTGAGTATCTGACATCGTTCTGTGTCTGGAAGTTGTGGGCTCGGTCGGTTGCGGCGTGTTTCCTGCTGACGGAGACGATCGATGTACTCGAAGAAGACTGTGAGGACTGCGACTGCAGTCAGGAAACGGTTTACCGGCGAGTTGCGAGAGTCAAGGGAAGCATCTACGCAGAGACAGGGCAGATTCAGTCGAGGAACGACGGGCGAGATCTGGTGTACCAATATTCCGGAGATCTGGTCAAGTGGCCTCTCAGTGACAAACCCTCGGCCAGACATCGACTGAAGACGAAGACAGGCTCTTATAAGATCACGAGGGTGTCGGATCAGGGGAAGTTTGTCCCGTTCAAAGTTGGATTGGAGAAGGAAAGTGCTGACTGCTCGGTACGAGGATCATAGCGATCGGGTGATCGAGATGCTGAACAGGAAGCTGACTGCTTCGATCAGGGCTGCAGCGGAACACTTGGCGGATGCTTACAAATACGGGCTGCAGTTGGATGAGTCTCCGGAGCATTCTCCTCCTAATCAGATACCTCATCGATACCTCGGTCACGCGAGAGACGGTTATGGTCCTGTAAACGGAGAAAATGAACCAAACAACACTCCACTTCAGGGATTCAGCGGGACTCAGACAGACTTTCTTGCAACTTACATTGACGGTGGAGCAGATGATGTTTTCGGGGTGGTTAATGGCTATGTGGGATTCCTTCCAAGTCACGTAACCAGAAGAGATCAGAACTACCTTCTTCAATGGGACCAAGGTACAATCCCGCGAAAGCTAGGCGTAAGGCGACCATGGGTCGATGAGATTTATGATCGCAATAAGGGTTACATAAAGGCCGATGCGAAAGCAGCCTTCGAAGGAACGAATTGATGAAGTACATTGTTTACGGCGCAGGATCTCCAATTGAGGTGGAAGCCTTGAGTCCGGAGATCGCTGAAGCCGTCGTGATCCGAGATCATGGAGTGGCACTTGAGAATTTGGTTGTCGTAAGGAAGTCAGATGTCATGTTGCATCGAAGACGCAGTTCTTGAAACCCTCCGGGGTTTGAATTGCACGACCATCAAGAGCGAGAATCACTTTCTGAATGAGAAGCGATGTTCGGATTGTCTTCCGTATGTCGTGGTCAAGATCGATACCCAGTCTGGGCTGCGGACATCGTCTGCAGTCCAGAAGAGTCACACGGTGGATCTGAAGGCTTACTTTTCTGACACGATGCAGAAGAAGGCTCAGGAATACCGTGCTCTGGTCGAGGACTGGCTGTTCGCAGCCGGCTGCGTGACTCTTGGGAGTTGCGGGTGTTTTTGCCAGCGAGGGAACGCAAGTTCATCGATTCGCAGTGGCACTGGTGGCGTAATCGTTTACAGTCTTGTTTTTCGTGGGACGTACAAGCAGTCGGAGTCTTCAGATTCCGTATCCGCGTCTGAATCTGTTTGATGGAGAGTTGAAATGCCATTTTCTGCTGGTGAACTGTGCTGCCCATCGGAAGCCTGCGTGTTGCTGGATACGACTGCTGCCGAGAGTTCTGCGTCGTGGGACACGATCCCGCACGTAACTCGCGTTTCATTCACGAAAACTTCTGCGGTCAAGAAGCTCGTCACGTCGTCAACCGGCGGCAATGAAAAGACAGCCTGCGGAACAGTGACCAGCGCTGGCAACCTTGCGATTGCCTGTCACGACGGGACTGCTCCGCTTCCGTTTGCGATCAACGGCATCTACCACATCATGTGGTCGGTGAACTGCGACAACATTCTGGAGTCACCGTCAGATCCGTACTACGAAGCGAACATTCGCATCGTGTCGGTTCCGGTTGACTTTGACATCGCTGGGAATTCTCCGGTGGTTTACAACTATGGGTTTGAAGTGGATGAGTGGCTGCACGAGCCAACGACACAAACTCAGGAAAATCAGTAATTGAGGAGTGAGGCATGATCTCAGTCGTTCTTGGCGGAACAACGATTGAGGTGAGGCCGAAGAGATTATTGAACTACGTTGAGAAGCTCGAGCACATCAAGTCTCGTCGCGACAAACCGTGGAATCTGATCTCCGGCTTCCCCAAGGATATGACCGAGGAGAATTACAAAATTCTCGTCGGGATAGCGATGAAACAGGTTTACTGCAATTCTTCAGCGGTTTCGATCGAGGAAGAATTGCAGTACGACCGATCGCTGGAAGGCTTTTTCTTCGACGTTTGGCGATGCAACAAGCGGAAGATCAAGACCGGCAAGGGACTGCGTGACGAGACGTGGGAGGAAGGGATCCAGCGAATCAAGGATCTCTGGGACCGCGCGACTCCGGAGGCACAGGCCCAGTTGAAACTGGCGTTGTTTGCGACGGACGAGTCGAACACGCTGGGAAACTCAGATGGCCCGAGCGAACAAAGCCAGACGCTGGGGCCACAAAATCCACAACCATCACCGTAGAGAAGAAAGCTCCGGTGGATGTGGTTGACGGAAATCGCTATAAGATGCTGGCGCTCGCAGTGACAAAGAACTCCGGGATCGGACTCCGGGAGGCAATGAGTCTGTCATTGGTTGAGGCTTATCTTGCGTTAGGAGCGACGATCAGTGGCTGACGGCGACGAATCACTGCTGGACGTGTTTGTCAACATTCGTCCGGATCCGAACTTTCAGGACATCATCCGCACGTCAGCGAATGAGGCAATTGCCGAGTACGCTCGCATCTTCTCCACAGCGTCCATCCCATCTCCAAGACTCGGCCCTCCGAATGTTAGTGGCGGCGGAACGGGAGGCGGAGGTGGGGGGAATGCTGGAGGCGGAGGAACTGGTGGCGGCGGTCGAGGAACGCTCGCCCAGGAATACCGTGACGCGGCCAGAGCCTTGGAAGATCTCCAGCGAAACCTGCGAACAGTCAGTCGAGAATCATCGCTGAGTGGGATTGTGCAGTTCGACGACGAGGTTAAGAGACTGCAGGACCAGTTGTCGGACTTGGTGCTGAATGTTCGCAGGCAGACTCAGGACAGAGACCTGCTTGGCATTCAGGCGAGCCTGCAGTACGTCGAACCATTGCGGCAGGAGATTCTGCGAGTCTTCCAAGACGTGTCGAATCAAAGGCCGCTGAAGGAGCAGTTTGATCTGGAAGTCGGTCGCGGGCGCGAGGCAATTAGCGAAGGCCGAATCACGAACAGGCTTGAGGCATCGCTGGTGCGTGGCTTGCCGTCTGCTGAGATTCGAAGAGCAATTGCGATTGTTCGGTCGGAGATTGAACTTGCTGAAGCTGATGTTCGCCGACTGTCTGCAGCGTTCAACGGGACTTCTGAAAGCGTCGAAAACCTTTCTAACGCGACACAGATTCTTGCCCTGAGAAATCAGGAACTGAAGGAGGTCTATCAGCAGGCCCAGCAAGTATCTCAGTCGATGAATACACTGAGCAACAATGCATACCAGTTGGGGCAAGCATTTGAGGACTTCTCTGTTGGATTCAGTCTCAATGGGTTTGCTGGTGGTATTCGCGGCGCTGCGAACAACCTCGCATTCCTGCTGAATGATATGTCAAGGCTTGAGTCGGTCCAGAAAGCACTTCCGGCTGGATGGGCCAAGCAGCTTCCATTGATCGCTGGTATTGGTTCAGCGCTGGCGATTGTTGTTCTGCCGAAAATCGTCGAGTGGCTCGAGTCGCTGAATGATATCGAAGGCAAATTCGCAGACATTTCGGAAGAGTTAAGAACGTCATTCGAGGACATTGAGTTTGACGTTAAGTTCAACACTGATAATGCCGCACTCGAGAGGGCGTTGGCGACATCCAGTTCAGTTCTGGACGTGCTAAGTCAGATTCGAGATCTTGATTTTGAGTCGAAGCAAAAAGGGAATGCGATCAAGGATTTGTTTGAGGGAATCAATCAGGGCACTCGATTCGAAGAGTCTGGATTGTCTCAGATAAACTCACTCGCAACTCAGTTTGAAAACGCGATTGCTGCACAAGACGCGATCCTTCAGGAAAAGGCAAGACGCCGCCGACAGCTTCGAAACGCTGACTTTCCGGTTCTGGAACCATTTACAGTTCTCGGTGAAGGATTTTCTGACTTAATCGGGTTTGGAACTGCTGAAGGAAATCTCGCATTAGTCAAAGAGTTGAAGACAACTCTTTTTACAATGCAGAGAGAAATAAACGCAGCCTCAGAAGAAGCACTGGGAGGACGAGGAACAGCAGAAACATTTGTGAGAGCCCAGAATTCAATAGCGACGTTCAGGAAGACGATCGCTGAGAATATTGGACTGCTTGATATGGCAGATGACAAAGCACTTGAGTCGTTCAATAACACAATCGGTGTTCTTGAAGAGGCTTTCAAGAAAAGTGAGGCGATCGCCAGAGAGCAGGAGAACATCATTAACAACAGCCTCGAAATCGCATTCGGCGCTGCTACGGTGAAGGTCCGCGAACTTCAGGATCAGCTTGATCTGTCGAGAGCAGTCGCACTGAAAGTAAATGTCGACTTCGATCTTGATCTTTTGGCGTTGGACGCTCAGATAAACGAAGGCCGAAGCATTCTTACGGATTCGATCAAGGCAATTCGGGATGCTGTTCCTGCGACACCAGAGAGAGAGGCCGGAATAAAAGTTCTCGAGGAGGAGTTCCGTGTTCGTTCGTTGCTTTCTGTTGAGCAACTACAATCGACTAATCTCAAGGAGCGTGAGAAGATCGAGGAACGAATCCTTGAGATAAAAGAACGTCAGCGACAGTCGGCGAAGTTCACGAACCTTGAAGAGTTTGCAAGAAGTCTGCAGATCAACGCATTGTCAGGATCGGACGAAGAGAAGCGTCGAAAGAAAAGGCTCGCGGACCTTCAGGACGAACGAAATCAGAATCTTGAAGACTTCAAGAGAATCACTGAGGCCCGCGACTTAATCGAGAATGGAAGGGCGTTCGGCGATGTGGCTACTCGACAAAGAACTCTGGAAGGAACAGGGACCGGATTCATGCCGTTCTTCCTTGAGATGGCTGCTAAGTATGCAGAGAATGCGATGGATCTGAAAAGAGCCGACGGAGGCCAAGCAAAGCCTGAAGAGATAAAGAACGCGATCTCAGAAGGAGTCAGAGAAGGTATGAAAGCCATCTCTGATGGTTTCGGAGGAAAGACTGTCGACGCGCTGGGTAAATTGAAGGGTGTAGCGGTGGCACAATGAGCATGTACAACGATTACGATTTTGATGTCATCGCAGTTGATCCGTCTGGATTCCTGAGTTACCAGTCTGGTAAGGCATCATCATCGCTGAAGTTTGTTATGTCCTGTGAGCATGCCGAGGAGTTCGCACTACGGCAGATGGGCAAATTCTGGACTTCCGCTGCGCCAAGTCCTGTGCTTCCTGTGCCGTTTCCATTCGACAACCTCACTGATCAGCCGCGAGGCTATGGGCGAATGAACCTTGTCGCAACAGGGTTTTCAATTGAGCCAGTGTCTGCCGCGTGCTTCGGCAACAATCTTAGCGCCCCGAGGGCTCCTGTTGGAGATCCTGCAGACATCGATACGATGGCTTTGTACTTCACTCCCTCTCCGGAACCAGAAGAGGAGCAGCCAGACAACTCCTGCTGCGAATGTATGGTGACTCTGACATACGAGGAGAATCCGTGTGACTGCTGCGGGTACGACCAGAATTCTTTGAGCCCAACGTATCGGCAGTGGGTCGCTAATGATGAGATCTTGCCGGGGACGTGCATTTCCGTTGAGAGAAATCCAGCCTACGAAATGCTGACGCTTCCGAACGGAAATCTAATCTGGAAAGATCTTCCATCATCGACAGAAGACGAGCAGATCGCAAGGCAGTTGAAATCTGATTCGTATGCGTACAAGATTATTCCAAAGGCTGACATCATCGTCAGTTGGCACAACGTCCCGGTCAGGAATATTTGTGCAATTGAAAACCACCTGAGAAACTTCAGGGGAACAGTAAACGACTTGGCATGGGGCGACGTGCTTCAGTGCGATGCGGCTCCAGTTGCTCCAACGGCATGCGGGTGTGGCCAGTACGAGCCAGAGACGATCATGTTCATCGACTATCAGGAAGACAGATCAAGGAGGACCGATGCGTTTGGCGGAAACTTCCTGAACTCTGGCGACCCTGCAAATAACATGAATACGACGACTCTCAAGCTGATCTTCAAGCAGAAGCGAATTGAGATACCCAATTCAGAGACATACTCTGACAGCAACGGCTGTCCTGACGATAATGACGAAGCCTATGGATGGAACCATCTGTTCTTCGACAGAAACACTGAAGACGACTCTCCTGGCGAATGGATGCGTGTCGCCGTTGACAACGCAACAGAAGATCCGCTCTTTCCGCTAAAATCATTCTCTGACATATTCTACCCAGTCCTATGACAACACCAAAGCGATGGACTCCCGGAGATCCGATCACCGCTGAACGCCTAAACGCGACGATCAGCGAATCTGTTCGTCCGCGCCGAGACATTTCACTTGGTAATGGGTCATCGCTGGTCAATGAAACTCTTGGGAACCAGTCGGCCACTGAGAGGCACCAGCAGATAAAACTGGTTGTCGCTGTGACGGACTTCGCGATTTCCGGGACTCCGACAGACATCGCAGCATGGCCCGACGACATTCCGTCCGGACTGGTTAAAGAAGTCCGACTGAACCGCAGGTCAGGAACTCATGGGCAAGACGACTCTAATAAATCCTTCCGCGCCTACGACGCTGTCGGCGGATTAAATGGAGGGATTTGCCAGACGGGGACAACCACAAACCCTGCCAGCGAGTCATCGACAACGGCAGCCAGCAAGTTGGCATGTGACGTTTTTTATGTCTTGTTCAATACAGCATCAAAGAGATGGGAAGTCATTGAGGCTGGCGGGCGCACCCATGAAATCTGGTTCACTATTGACGAGGTGCAGAGAGAACAGGAATGCGAAACAACCCTGATTGTCCGGCCAACTTACTACACAGGGGGATGCTCTACAGGGATTCCCGGCGAGGATCAGGACGGGCTGATCACTGTCACAGACCCATTCAGAACTCTGGAACAATACTCGGAAGAGTTTCTACTTGCTGCGACAGGACGTGCAACGTGGATGTATCCACGCACTGGCAACGGTTCCAGTAGTTCATCCGCTGAATCAACGAGCAGTTCTTCAGGTGGTGAGTGCGATCCAGTCTGGATCGTGGACATTATCTACGAAGCTGTAATATGTGCTTCGTCGAGTTCATCATCGAGTAGTTCGTCATCCAGCAGCAGTTCGTCCTCAAGTAGTTCGTCCTCAAGTAGTTCTGCATCCAGTTCTGCATCCAGTTCTGCATCCAGTTCTGCATCCAGTTCTGCATCCAGTTCTGCATCCAGTTCTGCATCCAGTTCTGCATCCAGTTCTGCGTCCAGTTCTGCGTCAAGTTCTGCGTCAAGTTCTGCGTCAAGTTCTGCGTCAAGTTCTGCGTCAAGTTCTGCGTCTGCTTCTGCGTCTGCGTCTGCATCCGGAAGCAGTTCGTCATCCGGAAGCAGTTCTGCATCCAGTAGCAGTTCGTCATCCAGCAGTTCAGCATCCAGCAGTTCAGCATCCAGCAGTTCAGCATCTAGCAGTTCAGAATCTGATTCTGTGTCTGGTTCGGTGTCTGGTTCGGTGTCTGGTTCGGCGTCTGGTTCGGCGTCTGGTTCGGCGTCCAGCAGTAGTTCGGCGTCCAGTAGCAGTTCGTCATCCAGCAGTTCAGCATCCAGCAGTTCAGCATCCAGCAGTTCAGCATCCAGCAGTTCAGCATCCAGCAGTTCAGCATCCAGCAGTTCAGCATCCAGCAGTTCAGGATCTGATTCGGTGTCTGATTCGGTGTCTGGTTCGGTGTCTGGTTCGGTGTCTAGTTCGGTGTCTGGTTCGGAGTCCAGCAGTAGTTCGGCATCCAGCAGTAGTTCGGCATCCAGTTCGGCATCCGCATCCAGTTCGGCATCCGCATCCAGTTCGGCGTCTTCCGAATCCGGATCATCTGACTCATCGGCAAGTTGCAATCTTGTTTTGATAGACGTAACTTTCGACTCCGTGACGTGTTCGCTGGTAAAGACGTTCTGCAACCTGACTACAGGCGAAATAACAACAGGGTAGATGGATATGAGTTCGGGTTCGAGTTCATCATACTGCCATTGCTGCAACAACTGTATCTGTGGTCGTCCAGTGGGAGATATCTTGCGGGTGCTGTGGTCATCAGGAAACGGCACGCATGGCTCAGCAGCGAGAGAGTTTCTCATTTACTACGGAATGCACGATGAGCCTGGGATCACGTGTTCCCCATTCTCACCAGACCCATTCCCGGGTTACCGTGGGAGTGTTTCTGGGACGTTCCCATTGCCAATGGGCGGAACAAGAGGCGACACTCTGGAAGTGATTTTAGTGTGTCAATGCATCGGGTGTGAGTTTTGCATATATTATCGGTGGGTAAACGATGATGCTTATCCTACCTGGCAAGTGGTTCCTTACACCATTCTCACGTGTGACTGCCCTGCGGTCTTAGACGTGATCGGTGGTTTCACTGAAGGTAACTCTTGGGGGTATCAGGTCAGCGATGTCACTGTTTACGAGCTTGAAAGCAACTGTTTATGAGACGCCTTCTGCTTGTTCTGTTGATTCCAATTGTGTCGCAATTTGGAGTCCACTATTTCCGAATATTCGCTAAGGCAATTGGCGAGGCATCGGTCAACCAGTGGAAACAAGTGATGGTCGAAAACATTGAGAAGGAATTCCCTCGTGAGTGATTGCCAGTGCGAACTGACCGGATTTTGTAAGGTGCGAAACATCGCAATGAAGCGAACGCATCAAATGATTTGCCGGGAGAATAAGCATCGCATGGACGCAATTCTGGCTGGCGAGCACACTAAAAGTCACGACGAAAACAACCAAGAAAAAGTGAAAGGTGTCGGAACAGTTCTGTCGTCAATCTTCAAAACTATTGGGATTGAATCGTCGGAAACTTGTAATTGCAGGCGATATGCAGTGGAGATGGATCGACGAGGGACGAAGTGGTGTCTTGAAAACATAGACACAATCGTAGGATGGCTGCAAGAAGAAGCTGTCGCAAGAAAACTGGTGTTCTTTCGTGCTGGTGTAAAGATTGCCTTGTATTCATTACTTAAAAGCTATTCGATATTTGAAAAGGTTCGTCCGGACAGCGGCGAGGACAGCAGGGTCTTCAGCAGGCGAGACGACGAATGGGCAGTCGCAGTCACGGCAGCACCGCGAGCCGGAGAGTACACTCTTGCCAAATGCCTGCAGTCAATAATTGCGGCTGGCTGGAGCGACCCTATTGTCTTCGCAGAGCCTGGCATCGAGGTGCCTGAAGGAATAACCACATTCCACAACCCAGAACGTCGAGGCTGCTTTCACAACTGGCTTCACAGTGCAAAATGGGCACTTGAGAATACGCAAGCTGAAATGATCCTGTGCGTTCAGGACGACTCTCTGTTCCACCCGGACAGCAGGCAGTTCACCGAGGATCACTGCTTGTGGCCCAGTGATGACACTGGGATTGTCAGTCTCTACACTGCCTCGCACTACCAAAGCGAAAAAGGGGCGATGAAAGCAGTTGGGATTAACGAAGTCTACACGGGCGTATGGTGGGGCACTTGTGCTGTCGTTTGGAGGAGATCAGCACTTGAGGCAGTGGTCAGCCATGAAATAACAAAGAACTGGCTGGGTATTTCACCACGGAAACAGGCTGATGAAACCCATAACCCTAAACTGCGAGCAAAAAGGGTCGCTGATTATTTTGAAGGAAGAAAAAAGCAGCCGCACCTAATCAACAACAGTGACTACGTCGCTGGGCATGTTCTCAACCTGCTTGGCTTCAGGAAGTTCTTTGTAGACCCATCCCCAGTATCACACATTGCCAAAGTCTCAACAATAAATCACGGAGGGAATAGCGGCAAGAGGAATTGCGCACGATGTGCAGACCATAAAAAACCACTCATGTCTCAGGTTGGGACAGTTATCAACAGGATTGAAAAGGAAGAAGACATTATGGCATCAGGAAGAGGACCAAGGCCAGCAGGAGCGTCGCTAATCATAACTCCGGGACCATCAGTTGGCGCTGTGCCGAAACATACGTTTCTGATAAGGACTTCGTTTCGAGATCCAATAGTGTCGGCCTACAGATGGAACGTCACTCAGCATACGTTGCTCAAGTCGCTCGCATCTCAAAACAACAAAGACTTTGAGATTCAACTCATCTGTGGAGATGATGACCCGCTGCGTGAAGTGAAGTTAGCGGCATTCAGTGAAGTTGCCCCGACAACAATTGCCCCGAAGGACTGGTACAACCAGCCACACGACGGGGTGTGGAGAAGAACAACCCGAGTCGATGACGACGACATGCTGTCGATCCGGTTCGTAGAGCTTCTGGCAGAGCAGCCGTTTGACGGAACCGAATGTCTATTCAACTTCCCGATCGGATGCCTATGGTCAGAGGGGGTGTCACATCGCTGGAATTACCCAGTGAATCAGTTCATTACCATTCAGACGAACACGCGACTGACTCCGTATCATTTTGCGCATCAATACTATCAGCAACTCCTGCCTGTTGTTGTCGTGACCGAGGAGATCCACTGGATGTGGATCAGGCACCACGGGGTACTCAGTGGGGCAACACCGGGAGCAATTCCGAAGCGGTTTACGCATGGCGTGATACAGACAAACGCAAGTCTGTTTCCGTACGACTTTGCCACCATCAAGACTGCTCTAGTCCATGATCAGTCGGCGGTCGTGAAGGTTTTGGAGTTGCGGGCGAAGTACGGACGAGTTGACAAAGATGTACTCAACATCTGCGCAAACGCGACGACTGATGAGTTAACAACACTTGCAGCGACTTACGGAACTGACAAAGGTGTCACTGGGACTACAGACAAAAACCATCAGTACACGCTGGTCTACGATCGCCTGTTTAAGGGGATGCGAGACCAGGTCGAACACGTCCTTGAATTCGGCGTGGGCACCGGCGCAAGTCTTCGAATGTGGGCAGACTATTTCCCTAAAGCGATGATTCACGGGCTGGACGTTAAGCGAAGAAGTGTGCCACATCCTCGGATCGTAACACACAGGTTTAACTCCATCACCCCGCTTGACACACACTTCAAGTTCTCATTGGTGATTGACGACGCGAGTCACATATCGAGTCACCAAAGAGTCATGTTCGAACTGCACAGCAAACATGTCAAGCCAGGAGGGTTCTATATAATTGAAGACCTTCATGCCTGCAGACTGGGTGGCAAGTATTTAAACGAATCTCCTTCAATGCTTGAAACATGCCGTCTGTGGGTGTCTACTCCGCCATTCGGATGGACGTGCCAGCTTTACGGCGACCAGTTGTGCATACTGCAGAAAGATGAATAGTGGAAGACATAAACGCAGTTGCTGCCATGAAGACGTACAGCAGCGACGATAACGCTTCTGATCGCGAAGACATTCACAGGGCAATCAACACATACCAGAATACATGTGGCTTGCCGCTGCATGTGTTCGACGATAGTTCATGCCCGACGTATGTCGAGTATTTGATGGGATTCAAGGGCGTTTTTCTTCACAAACATGGGGAGAATGTCGGGCCAACTGAGAACAGCAATCGCTGTATGAGTCTGTTCAAACAGTATCACGAGATCGATGCGTTAATCCTGCTGGATGACGATATCGAGTTCCTGAAGCCTGGCTGGTCAGACCTATACCTCAATGCACTCTCAGACGAAGTTCAGCTACTGTCATTCAATGACAAAGAAATCACGCAGTCACCCGGTGTCCCGCACGGCAACTACTCACTTTCGCAATGGAGTTGTGGAGTTTGCGTGACATTGACGCGGCAATGCTGGATGAAAGCTGGAATGTATGGACCATTCCCGGAAAAGTATGGATGGTGCCATATAGAGTACAACTGGCGATGTGCGTTACTGGGGCTCATCCCAATGGATGGGTTCTATGACGTACCTGGAATCCATAACTACATTAAGATTTCCTCTTACTTAGGAAGCGAAGAAAAGCTGCGTCAAATCGCAGTCAACTGGTCATCAGAAACAGTTCAGTTGACTGTAGATAAATACTTCGCAGGAGATCAGGAGAGATGGGATAAATTAAAGAAAATCAATCAACCACTGCGGCCAGTTAGGTAGCTACATCAGAATCACCTCGCACGATTGCAGGACCGCAGAGAGGGACAGGCAGGCTGGCATCAACGGGTTATCAGAGCAAGTCCAATCATCTCTAAGCAAATACACTGCGATGAGGCTGGAGGCAGGCATAGCATGATCAAGGTCTACACGGGCGGAACTTTCGATTTGTTTCATGCGGGGCATGTGCGATTCCTTCGCCGGTGCGCAGATATCGGGTACGTGACGGTTTCAGTAAACACAGATGACTTTGTATTGCGGTATAAAGGGAAAGCCCCTGTCATCAAACTTGAGGACCGCATTGCAGTCCTTGACGCATGCCGGTGGGTTTCATGCGTAGTGGTGAATGAAGGTGACGAAGATTCAAAAGTCGCAATTGAAAAGATTTCCCCGGATGTAATCGCGATTGGTTCTGACTGGCAGGCAAAAGACTACTGCCGACAGATGGGGTTCACATCAGAATGGCTGGAAGCCAGAAACATTGCACTGGTATACCTGCCCTATACGGATGGAATTTCATCAACCTTGATTAAAGAGAGAATGCAATGATTCACATTCTGATGCCGACCAGAAACAAGCCCGAAGAAATCACCAGAGTGTGCAGCGAGTTAAGCGGATCGGAGTGTCGACTGTGGCTTTACGTGGCAGATGACGACCCTAAACTCGGCGAATACCAATCATTGCGTTTACCGACTGCAGCAACAGTCGTCTTCGGAACACCACTGGGGTTCAGTCGCGGAGTGAATCATCTTGCGAGCATCGCAGCAAAACAGCCAAACGCGACTATGCTCATGCGTGCCGAGGATGACTTTTATTTCAAGCCGGGGTGGGATAAAAAATACAAAGAAGCCATGTGGAAAGACGGCGTCGGAATGGTATGGTGTAATTATGTGATGAAGGGGCCGGAAGCAGAGCCACACACAGCAGCGATAGGACTTGGGTGGTATCGTGCGCTCGGATGGTTTTCGTTGCCTGGCGTTCAACACCACTACTGCGATAACGTGTTGCGAGAAATTGCTGAGGCCGCTGGTCGCAGCAGATACATCCCAGAGCCGATGATTGAGCATCGGCACAACCTCAAAGATCCAAGAAAGTGTGGGCATGGCCAGCAAATCTATGATGCAGACAAAAAAAGGTATGATCAGTGGCGGAGTGGCGAAAAAGCAGACGACTGCAGACGAATTTTCGAAGCTCGACATGGAGTCTAGCCTGATTGCGGGCGAGATGATGATCAGGGTTCGCGTGACTGACGGGAAAGTGCTGACACGAGTTCAGACAAAAGAATTCCCGAACGCGGACATCGCAATCGCGGCAAAGTCAATCGAAGAACAATTGGCGACTCTGTACGCCACATAGTATTGATGGCGGCGAAATCAATGACCCAGTTCGTCTATCTCAACGTCATCGGTCCCGACAACGGCGAAGAACTCCGGCTGTCGATGGCATCCGTGCGGAAGAACTTCACAGGATCGTCGACGTTCACGATCATCGGTGAAAAGCCGAACTGGTACACAGGGCATCACATTCCGGCTTCACGCCTGACGAAGATGCGAGAACTGCCAGGTCGCATGGCGTTCCGCGACACACAAGCGAAGATCATGCTGGCAGCGTCTCATCCGGAGATCGACGAAGAGTTCGTCTGGATGATGGATGACCAGTTCTTCCTGAAGCCAGCGTCGATCGAGGATCTCAGAGTTCTTCGGTACGATCCGTGGTATCGGACGAATTCGAAGCGTGAATGGCATCGACTGATCAAGATGACGTTCGCCGCGCTGGCTGCAAATGGCAGGTCTAACTTTCAGGCCGGCACTCATCTTCCGCATGTCTTCGAGAAGACGAAACTGCAGCAGATGTTCGTCGAATACGGGTTCCCGAATAATTTGTACCTGTTCGAAATACTGTACGAAAATCATTGGCAATTGGATCGCACGCCGATACCTTACGGAAGCATTTGGCAGGGTGTTCAGTATCCGCAGTTTCTGAAGAGATTGCTGAGGCCGCTGATGTCTCGCCAATTGAATGAAATTGATGCCAATGTGCTCAACTACCAGAGCAACGTATGGAGGCCGACTATGCGAGATTGGCTGAGGAACAGGTTTACGGAGGAATGAGATGCTCAATGTTTTCACCTACTGGGAGCATGCTCCGAAAGCTCGCAAGTGGCCTTACATTGAATTTTGCCTCGACACTATTCGATCGAAGTGTTTGGACGGCTGTTTGTTCCACCATATTACTTCAGCGAATATCGAGAAGTACATCCCAGACGGGATCATTCATCCGTCATGGAAGAACATCAAAGAACTCGGTGTGAAGTCCGATTGCGTCCGCGCTGCTGTGCTGATGCAGTATGGCGGGCTTTACATTGACGCAGATACGCTGATGCTGCGATCGCCAAAGGAACTCGACACAGGGCATGAATGCGGATTCATGACGTGGTCTACTCCGCCGCGACGGGTAATCGCTGGTTACATCTACTGCTTCCCAGGCAGCGAAGTCGCGAAGAAGTGGGTTGCGAATATCAATGCAATGCTCGAGCAGGGAAAGCATGGATGGACTGATCTTGGAGAGAGGTGCCTGACTCCTGCCGTTGATTCCAGCGAAAACACGATCAACTGGCCTTTGGCGACATTCCTCCCAATAGAGATCGACACGGATGTCCAGCGGTTCTTTAGCAGTTCTCCGTGGAAGGCTCCGGATCAGTCAGTCGCGATTGGATTGAATCATTCTCTTATGACGAGGAAGTATGCTGGAGAAATGAGGTCTGCAGGTCACGAGAATGCGTCGTTTAAGAAAAGATCGAAGGACTCAAAGCTAACGATTCACAAGATCTTCAGCAAAAGCAGATCATCTCAGAGTCAAATGAGGATCGGAGTTTGCGTTCCAACATTCCGCAGGCCGAAACTGCTTGGGCATTTGATCTCCTGCTTCGAAAGCCAAAAGTACGAAGACAGGCTCCTGATCGCATATGACGACCATGGAGAGATCGCTGAGTCGTCCGGCGATCGCTGGAAGATCGTAAGTCGCAACGATCCACATGCCTCTCTAGGAGATAAGAGAAACGCGATCGCTGAGATGTTCGGCGATTCCGTCGATGCATTCGTGTTCTGGGATGACGACGACATCTTCCTTCCTGATGCATTGTCTGCCGTGGAGAACGCACTGAGCCGATCAGACTGGTGCAGGGCGAGTCAGGTACTTGTTCGTGGAACTCGGGATCTGTCGCGGTGCAAGACTTACTGGCGCGAAGACAAGTCTGACAAAGCGTTTCAGTGTACCTGGGGGGTGACTCGTTCTGCGTTCTGGAGTGTCGGCGGGTTCGATTCTGTTTCTCTGGGAGAAGACCTTCGACTTGCAAAGAAACTGCGAGACGCGAAGATCAGCGAGGCTGACCCGATTGCAATGGGATGGAGTCCTTATGCTGTTTCATCGCCATACGGAAATGAACACTTTTCGTGGACTGTTAAGGATTACGAGAAGTGGAAGGATGTCGCAAAGTCTGACGGCGAATTCAGGGTTGCGGATCATCCATTCAGTTTGAAGATTGCAGATCATGTCAATGATCGATCTTGGAAGGGAGATTGGTATGACGACGAAGTACGATGAAGAGAAGCGATTCTGGAAGGATGAGATCTCTTTTTACGTCCGATGGTTCCACGGAAGAATCAAGGAACTGTACGGCATTCCCTGTCCGAAGCAGCATGAGAAGATTCAGCGTTTCTCTTCGGAAGAACTGAATGCGATCGAGACGTGGATCAATGCCGACAAATGGCGATACTGCAAGAGACTGCATGTTGAGCCAACGTACTTCTCGGGCAAGAAAGTTCTGGAAGTTGGCTCTGGTCCGCTGGGGTTGAGTCGGTTCTTTGCTGGCGCGGAAGTGCATTATCTCGATCCACTTCATGCATGGTACTGGCAGTGCGGATACCGCAAGGTTGGATATTCAATCGAGGCGAGAATAGAAGACTGCATGCACCATCGATATGACGCTGTAATTTCAGTGAATGCAATCGATCATGTCGATCAGTTTGAAGACGCAATCGATGCCTGTGAAATGATGTGCGACATGGACGGCGAAATCCGCATGGACATCCACTACCACGCACCAACAGTCACAGAACCACACGTCCTGAATGACGAGATCGTCGCTGCGGCATTTAAGAGATTCGACATGAAGAAGATAGCGGAGAATCCGTCGCGAGTCTTCTATCCACGCGGTACGCATCCAGACTCCGATCGATTCGCTGTGTGGAGCAATCGCGACTACGTTTATGACGCAGTGAGGTCGCTGTGAACCGAGAACAAGCACTTGCAAAGATGGTCGCCCCTGTCAAGAAGCGAAAGACTGCCTGGCTGAAAGGAATCATCCAGATCCACGTCACCCGCGCCTGTGATTTGGCATGCTCCAATTGCACGCAAGGATCTCAGTTCGGAGGCAAGGCCTCGTTCATTACCGAAGAAAACTTCGAGGCGGCTGTCATCAGTCTGAAGGACTATTTCGGCGTTGTGGGGATCTTCGGCGGGAATGCCGCTCTTGCTCCAAACTTCGAAGCACTCTGCCTAATCCTTGAAAAGCATATCCCGAAGAATCGTCGAGGACTCTGGTGCAACAATCCACGAGGACACGGCAAGCTGATGCGACGGGTGTTTAACCCGAAAGTTTCGAACCTGAATGTGCATTTGGTTAAGGACGCCTACGACGAATTTAAGCGTGACTGGCCAGAGTCAGAACCGTTCGGACTTCACCACGACTCACGTCATTCTCCCGTCTACGGATCACTGGAGAAACTGGTTCCGGACGAGTCGCAGCGATGGGATCTCATCGGCAACTGTGCGATCAACCAGAACTGGTCGGCGATGATCTGTCAGTTCCGTGGCGAACTTCGCGGATACTTCTGCGAGATTGCTGGCGGGCAGGCGATGCTGAACCAAGAGAATCCGGAATACCCTGATACCGGAGTGAGAATCGAGGCAGGATGGTGGAAGAAGGCGATGCCGGAATACGGCGCACAAGTCGACTTTCATTGCCATCGATGTCTCGTTCCGTTGAACGGTCACGGGGCGCTGGCTCAGGCCGACAAGAAGACACAGGTCACGGAAGAGTATTCTCACCTGAAGTTAAAGTCTGGAGGAACATTCCAGATCGTCGACAGTGTCAATGACATTCTTCCCGAAGAAAATCGCATCGTGACGGAGTACCTTGGAACATGAGAATACAAACTCGTGACTGCTTGGGTGATGTTGCGAACGCTTTGGGCCTTAGAACTGCTGTCGAGGTAGGGACTCATCAGGCAGTATTTGCCCGCTCATTCATGAAGAGATTCAGGGGATCGATCACGCTTGTCGATCCTTGGCTCGACTACGAGCAGGGCAAGGATGCGTTTTATCCTTCTGTCGACCCAACAAGCAAGACTCGATCGAAGGACATGCAGATCGCCGTCGGGATCATGACGGAATTCTACGGACGGGTGACTTTTATGCAGACGACGGGTGAGCAGGCGTCTCATTCGTTTGCCGATTCATCAGTCGGCATTGTCTACATCGACGCACTTCACGAGTATCAAGACGTGATCAGCGATATCAACACATGGTTTCCGAAAGTTGCCAGTGGAGGGATCATTGCAGGTCACGACTTTAGTTACATGCTTCCCGGAGTTGTTGCTGCTGTGGAAGAATTCAGGATCAAGAGCGGACTTCAGGTCAACCTGACTTGCGACGATATGCCGTCATGGTGGGCGATCAAGAGATAGTTCCAAGGAAGAGGCGTTTTATGACAGCAATCAAGCCCCGAGGCATCACTGTCTGCGTCGACTACGCCGACATCCTCGCACTGACGCTTCCGTACAACCGGGAGTTCTTCAGCGAGTTCATGGTGGTCACGACGGTCAAGGATCATCAGACAATCCACCTCGCGCAGGAGAACGACTGTCATGTCCATCTCAGCGATGCTTTCTATCGTGGCGGCGCTGTGTTCAATAAGTTTGCAGCGATGGAAGAAGGGCTTGACGTTTTCGGTCGGCACGACTGGATGTGCATCATTGATGCTGACATCGTCATCCCGAAGAACAAGCTCGCCTGGGTGCCGAAGGTCGGGAAGATCTACACTCCGCATCGCAGAATTCTCCACCAGATCCCGGCGGAAATCCCGGAACATCGCCTATGGCGACAGTCGAAGAGGCCGATGAACAACGAAGAGTTCGCAGGCTACTTCCAGTTGTTCCATGCGAGCGAACCGTTCCTTCAGAAAACTCCGTGGCATGGGACGGACTGGACGTGGGCCGGTGGCGCTGACTCGTTCTTCCATCAGAAGTGGTCAGAGTCGAATAAGGTTCGGCCACCGTTCGAAGTTCTGCATCTCGGGCCACCGTTCATCAACTGGTGCGGACGAGTCACTCCGTTCGCTGATGGGACGACACCCGAGAAGGCGATGCTTCGCAACGAGCATAGGATGATGCTGCTGAAGAATCGGCGGGAGAACAAGCAGGACAAGTACAAGGCGGAGAAACTGAAGTGAGAATCTCCGTCGGAATTCTGTCAGCGCCGAGGCCAGAGCCGACGCTTCTCAAGTGTTCGAGTGCGATCGCTGAGTCTGGATTCAGCCTGATCCATCACGCGACGGAATCAGAGAGCAGGCATTTTCTGTCGCCGTGTGAGTTTGAGCGATCGCCGACGGGATCTCTCGGGAACTTCCAGAATTGGCTGCAGACTGCCAGGGATCTGCTCACGATGGACCACGACGCAATCCTGATCGCCGAGGATGATGCTTTGTTCTGCCGGGACGTGCATGCACTTCTGCAGCGGGATCTCTGGCCTTCCCGGGACTGTGGTTGCGTCTCGCTGTACTGCCCTGCAATGTCGCACTATTCCCAGACATCGTTCGGGCTCGGTAGAACTCGAGTCGTCATGCGGGAACCGCTGTCAAGCAGCAACAATCTGGTCGGCGCGCTCGCTCTTGTATTTCCGGCTGCTGTTCTGCGAGAACTCGTTTATCACGAATCGATCGGACTCTGGAAGGGATCGCACTCGCAGGCGAGGAATCCCGGAACACCACCTTATGAGCGAAAGGCGGTCGACACATGGATTGGCAGAACTCTGGTTTCGATGGGTCTGTCGATTTGGAACTATTCGCCGAGCCTCGTTCAGCATTATGTCCCGAATCCAAAAGCGGCCAATTCTTCGCTTGGGCATGGTTTGGCCAACGGAAACCGCCAGTCGCGGTCGTGGGCTGGAAATTCAAGGCAGAGTGTGCTGGAAATGATTCCGGCGCGAAGGGAGAGATTTGATGGTGCCGGTGTACCTGAACATTCGGTCTGAGTATGCGGAGGCGGACAGTTCGCGGTATCGGTTCTCGCTGACCGAGAACATTCTGATCCCGAGCCTCAAGAATCAGGTCGCTCGAGGAGCGATCATCTTCCTGGAGCAGTCTCCGATGGATCCGTACTTCAAGCGGCGGGAGAAAGCCTTTAGGTCAGTCACTGATCGCGTTATTCCGATGCACGAGAAGGAAGGCATAGAATTGCCGGCTAGAGTTGAGGCGACAGTTGGCGACGACGACTTCCTCGGGCCGGAGTTTGTCCAGAAAATGCGGATGGGGTTTACGCCGGAACGCGGAAACGTCCAGATGTTCATGCCGCATGGGTACATTTTCTTCGAGGGAGCCCTGCATCCGTGGCGGAACAAAGCGGATTTCATTGAGATCACTCAGTACGGAAACCCGGGTTCGCCGGTCGTTCGGCACGAAGGATTCGACATTGCCAGCACTCCGCAGTGGATTTACTGCAGGCATCAGATGAATTTTAACCCGCTTTCGGCTTCAGAAGTAGATGCTCCTGAGATAAAACTGGCTGCGTGGAAGGGTTGGCATCAAGGAATAGTGGCTCGCTATTGCCAAACCCAAGTCCTCACGGCGACTGCGAATGGGTGTACTTTGCACCCAACAAAAAGCAAGTCGATGATGTACGCTAAGGGTTCTGCCCGTAGTCGAAGGAAATGATCATGGACTGTCTGGTTTGCTGGCTAGCAACATTTGGATTCGCTTTTACCATCGCGTTGACGCATGGTCCGCTGGGCTTATTCAAGACGATGCGGGAGAAAGTGAAGGCTCGCTTCGGCGAAAAACACTGGGTGACAATCGGAATTGGGTGCCCCGTCTGTATCAGCATGTGGGTTGCAATTCTGTTCACAATAGCCTCCGGTGGGGGCATCCTGATGTGGGCGTCGAGCGTGGGGTTCACCTGCGCTGTGACAAGCATCAGTCCCGATTAAGTCCACTGCCCGGGCCATGGTGTGATTCCTTCGCACTTCCATGGAGACGCCCCCGGGCAGTGGCAACCACATTTTCAGGAGATCTGTCGTGAATAACGCGAGCTGGAAAACAACCGCCGCCGGCATCGTCGCGGCGTTAAGCATTCTCCTTCATCAGGCGAATGCATATCTGGACACAGACCCGAAGACAGTCTTCGACCTGACTCAGGTCATTGCTGCGTTTGGGATGCTGTGGATGGGAATCTCTGCTCGGGACAACAACGTCACGAGCGAAAAGGCAAAGGCAAAGTAGTTTCACAGTTCAGAAAGGCGTCTCATGAACAATTTGAACAAGCAAGCTCGGCTTGCAGCGGATCGCGTCGACTCTTCAGTCGGGCTCGATCCAATTACGATCCTCACGATCATCACTCAGGTTCTTCCGTTCCTGACTTCGTGCTGGAACAGGAATGATTCTCCGGATCCGGCGGAATCGAAGAAGAAGTTGCAGGCGTATGCTGAGAAAAGTCCGCAGGCACTGCTGAAACGAACGGCACGACGTGTTCGTTCGGAAGCCGACGAGAAACTGACCAAACTGGAATCCTTTGATATCGCCAGGGCGATTATCGAGCAGGCGTTGTCTGCAGACGAAGAGACGGTCGCAGCCTGCTGCGCGGAAGCACCGGAGGGGCTATGAGAGAGTCATTTGCAGTCTTGGCTGCTTTTATGGGCTTGCTCCTCGCTACAGTTCAGGACGAACCCGCAGTTCTGAAGCCTGCTCCCGACAAGATCAGCGAAGCCCCACAGATTATTTTCCCGACGATCCCGGTGATCGACGAGAAAGACATCCCTGAAGAAGACCTGCCAGTTCCGGTTCCGCGCCCGAAGCGAGGCCCAGAATTCGTCTCGAAACTGAATGAAGAGACGTGGCTTGTTATTGAATCACCGGGACCGCTGATGATCTTTGACTTTCCGGAAGGACTGGTCGAGATTGATTCCGACGACGGCGCACGACCGATGAAAGTCAAAGGGAAGTTCGCCGACGGCACTGGCAAGGTCGAGACACGCACATTCACGAGCAAGCATCTGTACTTCGTTAATGCGGTGAAGTCGGGCCAGATGGAAATGCTGATCATCCCAGAGGGAGCGATCAGTAAGACGCAGTCCCAGCGACATAAGATCGTCGTCATGGGGCAAGGTCCGATTCCTCCGCCGGATCCCGATCCAATACCAGATCCCGATCCTGTACCTGTTCCGACAGGCAATGTGGTCATCGCGATTGTCGAGGACGCGCAGAATAGAAAGCCTGATACGGCGATTCTTTTGAATGCGATGGCGAGTTGGAATTCCCTGAAAGACGCTGGTAACGACTGGCGTCTTTATGACGTTGCAACCAGCGAGTCAAAAGGGAAGCAGGCAGTTGAAGATGCGAAGTCTTCCGAGTTGCCGGCGATGATCATTCGCGACAAGGAGACGGATAAGATCCTACGAGTGATTCCGTTGCCGAAAGATTTCGACTCGCTCAAAAGAATTCTTTCTGAACTGGGGGTGAAAGGTGTCTGAGGAAATCGAACAGATCATTGATGAGACTGGCGAAACACGCCGACTCGGATCTCTGGCTCCTCAGGAGGGATTCGTATCGGCGTTCAACACGTTTGAGCAGGAACATCCTGTCTGGGACGACGCTGATATCAAACGAGTCGTGACGAACTCAGACAGAACTCCGCGCCGAGTCCTGTTTGCAAAAGAGTGGATTCAGAACCAGAAAAGCCACGGATCCTGCAACGGATACGCGGCTTCTGGCGCTTTGGCGAAAGCTCGCTTCCTGCGAGGGATTCAGGATAAGCTGAAGCTCTCTGGAGCGTTCATCTACTCGCTCATCAACGGTGGGCAGGATAACGGTTCTGCTCTGGAGAGCGGACTGAAGGTTATTGGCACTCACGGAGCCCCACCAGAGGCTCTGGTTCCGTGGAACATGATTTACCCCAAGCAGCAGCCATCAAACGCCAAGGCAGAAGCCCTGAAGCACCGTGGGCTGAAGTGCTACGCTGTACAGACGAAGCAGGGATTCCGAACGGCTCTAGCCGCTGGGTTCCCTGTGATCGTGGCTGTTCAGGCCGGATCGAAGTTTCAGCGACTGAATGCCCAGGGGATTGCCTCGGCGGATTCAGGCGGCGGCAACCATGCGATCCACTGCGACGACATCCGGATTGTTGGCGGGCAGGAAGTTTACGACTCCTGCAATTCATGGGACGTGACTTACGGAGACCAAGGGCGAGCATTCCTGACGTGGGATTCGTTTGCCCAGACCTTCGGTCGGCATACGTTTTACGCCGTCGCGAGTACCGAAGAAAAGGATTAGTCATGCAAAACGTCGTCTTCCTGCTTCTGTGCTGTCTTTCCGGGCCTCCGGAGATCTTCTCAGCCACCGGCGTTTACGCTGAAAAACCGAAAGCGACTCCTGCTCCGTACCTGCTCATGTTCACCGCAGAATGGTGCGGACCATGTCAGGCGTGGAAAAAGTCCGGGAAGAAAAAGCAGATCGAGGAAGCCGGCGTTTCCGTGACTTTCGTCGACATCGACAAGAATCCAGAGTACCGGATCGTGGGAGGACCGCTTCCAGCAGTGGATCGGTTCCCGACGTTCTGGCTTATGATCCCGCCCAACCAGAAGCCGGTCAAGGTGTGGGTCGGAACAGTTTCGCACTTGGATGTGCGGGCGAATTTGCGAATCCGCAGGTCAAAGGAAGATCTGGACAAATGGGTTCGCAGTAATTACACCGAGCAAACCACGTTAAAGATGGGTATGAAAAACAATTCGGAAGTCTGGAATCATCTTACAGATGGGACGGAAGGGACGCATGTTTTCACAAAAGAGCAGATTTCAGGGCTTGATTTATGGGTTGCCTTAGCACTTCATGACGCTTTGCATTCCGGAAAGCTGACTCCGTTTGTAGACTGAGCAGGGTTCCGCCATGGCAATGCTGGCTTTTTGCTCAGGAAATGGAATCCAAGATGTGGATGAACTTGAAAACCTTTTCAATAAACTGGTTGGGCTTTGGGGAATCCTGCTTGGTTGTGGTGGTGCCCTTCTTGCCGGTCACAAGTGGATCCGCCAGTGGTGCCGTACTGTCAGTCGTGCTATGCGGTTTTCTGTCGCTATGCATACTCATTTCGGTGCTAACCCCGCAGCTTCAGTTATTGAGTCACTCCGCGAGCATACACGCGACGGCGCTATTCGAGAGATCCGTCTCACACTTCTCGAAGAAAGCCTGGGAGCGGGAATCTACCTCTGCCATCCCGACACAGGTTCCTGCTTTAAGTGCAACACAGCCCTCTCTGAGTTGTGGGGAGTCGACCAAGTGTCTTTCTGTGAGTTTGGTTGGCTTTCCGCAGTTATGCCAGACGACCGGCTTGCCGTCCACGAGCGTTGGATTTCGAGCGTTAGAAATAAAATCCCGTATGAATGTGAGTACCGAATCAGAAACCAAAGGACAGGACGAGAGTTCCGAGTCGTAACTCGGGCATATCCGGCGGTATTGAAAGATGGTACGATTCTGTGCTACGTTGGGACTGTGGAAGAGATGAGGCACTGAGGATAAGTAAACGCGGATCGTTGATCCGCTCACATTCGGGTAAGTTCGAAAAACACAGGAAAGACAGTCGAAAACCGACTCCGCTGCTCATTGAGAGAAATCATGTCTGATCCAGTACCATCATCAGCAATTTATGACGCGACCACCGGCGGACGGTCTGTGATCGTAGTGGCCGGAGGCTCTGATGGTGACGTGCTGACGCGACAGTCGGATGGCACGTATCTGCCGCAGGCTCCAAGTGCAGGCGGTGGAAATTCGTTTGAGACGATACGACCAGCAATCGGAGGCACGAACGGTACAGCAGTCGTGGCGGAGTCGGGCACTGATACACTGACTCTCGATACCGGCTGCGGAATGACGATCACTGGAGACGCGGCGAGTGACAAAATCACACTGAATGCGTTTGGTGAAGAAGAACCAATTGCTGCGTTTCTCGGTTCGATTTACGAAACAATGCCGGGGATCATCGCAACAGGTACTGCATTGGGAATAACGGCTAACCGAAAGTATTTAATTCCTTGGAAATGCACTAAGCGCAGGACGATTACAGAAATTGGCGTTAGTGTCACGGCAGGAACAGCATCAAATATTCGACTAGGAATCAGAAATCGAAACGCCGCGACCGGAGAACCAACTACACTCGTCAGTGATTGCGGAGTCGTGTCTGGAGCGACAAACGGAAACAAGATTATTTCCAGTCTGTCTATTACTTTAGATCCCGGCTGGTACTACCTCGAAATGGTGTCTGACGCTGGCCCAGCGTTGCGAGCTGTTGCAAGTGCAACACTGCAATCGACAAACATGGGATTCCAGTTGGTATCAACGAACACCCACACGATGGTGAGCGGGCTTTATCGAGCTTTTACCTACGGATCGTTGCCGTCGGACGAAACCGGCCAAACTCAAACCAATCACCTTTCTGCGGCTGGTACACTGCCAGTGATTTTTGTGAGGTAGCACATGCCAGCAGCGATCCATGAAAAAACCGATGCAGTCACCGGAGAGACATCTCAATTCGTGATTCCGTGGACTGCGGAAACGGCAAAAGAGCGACTGAAGGAATTGCGATTTGCACGCGAAACCGCAGGCGTGGTTGTCGATGGCGTTCCGATCAGCACGGAGCGAGGAGACCACAGGAACACAATGCTTTCGCTGGCTCTGGCTGGCTCACAAAGCCCATCAATGCAAGTGCCGTTTAAACTCGCTGACGGTTCGTTCATAGTCATGTCAGGTGCTTTTGCATCAGCCGCATGGCAGTTCGGTCAGTCGTACGTGGCTCAATGTTTCTCTGTCGAAGGGGCCGCCTCAGCAGCGATTGACGCAGCACAATCTGACGCAGAGATCGACGCGATTTTTGGCGGTCTGGAATGGCCTGGGCAGGAGTTTAGCACGACATGACGACTCAGACGGTACAAATCCACACTTTTGACTACGGGGCTTCGCTGAGCAGTGCGACGCTTCGCAACGTGGCTGATGATACCCTCGAAGCGACTGCGGACAGCGTCAATGAGGTGACTGCTGATTCAGGGCTATACGCTGCGGTATTCAGTGAAGTGTCAGTGATCGCAGCCGGTGAGTATCGGTTGCGGGCAGTCGTCGGCGGTCAACCGATAAATCGCTACGTGACTCTCTCAGGGACCGATGGCGAAGTTGTTCAAGCCAGATCGGAAAGACTAGCGGTACTGGACTCCGCTGCTCGTGTTACATTAGCTGCGTCACAACCGGATTACGACCTGCCAACCAACGCGGAACTCAATGCGGCTTTGGCAGCATCAGACGACGCAACTTTGGCGGCAATCGCTGCCGAAGCGGTCAAGACATCAGCGATCAAAGCGAAAACTGACAATCTCCCGACAGATCCGGCTGACCAATCCCTCCTTGAGGCAGCAATCACAGCAGCAACTTCTCCGCTGGCGACCCCGGCTCAGGTGAATGCTCAGGTGCTGGATGTTCTGTCGGTCGACACATTCTCCGAGTTGACTGCTCCTCCGGCGGCAACGAGTAGCCTGAAGGACAAGATCACTTGGTTGTTCATGTACGCTCGCAACAAGGTTACACAGACGGCGATCGCAAGAACCCTGTACCGCGACGACACGACCACCGTTGCAGGAACCTCAACGACTTCCGATAACGGGACGACATTCACGAAGGGTGAGGACGCATGACGACCACAGCAGCAAAACGCAGCGCTGCCGCTGGGGTTGCGCTGCCGGGATTCGTTACGATCCCATTCGCGAATGGAACTGACGACCAAACATCTCGATGGCACGGAGCATTCTGTTACTTCCTTGGTTCGGAACAGACTGCAGTCCCAGCGGTCGGCTGGACGGTGTCTGGACGCGAGCGAGTCTTTAGTGCAGAATCTGTGTCTCGAGTATTCGCGGCGTCTCGCAATCCTCGGGTATGGCGATTCAGGGAGAGAACGTGATGTCGGAATATCCGGATTGCTACGAGTCCAGCAACGTGCTGTGCAAGCACAGTCGCGCGACGATCACAGTTTACCTCGACCTGAACAAGAGACTGCCGCCTGACGTAACGGTGTCGAATCCTACGGCAGATCCTGTCGACGCGACACTGACCATTACTAATGTGGACACGATCGACGTGGACACAGTTGTCGAATCAGATTCGGGATGCAGTGGGCTCACCCTGATCGCAGGCCGAGCGATTCAAATGACGATCGCCGGCGGAGCCTCCTCAGACGACGAATCAATCGTGACGGTCGGCTTCGACATCAGTAACGGCGACGAGGATTATCTGGACTGCCGGATTCTGGTGGGTGGAGTCGGCGCATAAAAACGGAGCCATCCTTGGCTCCGCCGGACTCCGTTCGCGGATTACTCTGCAGCAGAGTCGACGATGTTCAATCGCCCTGCATCATGCATCCGCTGCAGTTCTTCCTTGTACTTCTCTTTGATCACGGAAGCCGTCGCAGGATCCAGAGTGCCCGTTCGCTGTGGAACAACGACCGAGTAATCCTTTCCTGATGCAGACTTCTCAACCTTCAATCCCAATGATACATACGCCATTGTGTGGGGGACGTTAAGCTGCCGGAAAAACTTCCGGATCGGCATGATCGACGTTGGCCCAAGCTGGATCCGCAGCGGGAGAGCCTCAGCCTTTCGAAGAACGTAGAGGATCTGATAGTCCTTCGCCTTCTTGCCCTTCGATCCGGCCTTCGTTGAACTCCCGAACTCGCAGTAAGGCAGTTTGTTCGGGCCATCCCAGTAAAAGTACCGGACGGGATTCCCTTCCGCATCCTCACGCAGGGCTCCGGCTTCCCGGAGAACGTCTGCCGGCACTTCGTGATTTGGGAGAACATCCTGCATGTCCGCAGGAACTTCCGCCCAGGGGATATTCAGCCGAGCGTACTTCATGTCGTCAGAGACAAGCACAGGCTTGTCATCGGACGTTTCGTCGGCCTTCCAGAGAATCCCCTTCTGGCAACGGAACACGATCACGCCTTCGATCGCTGCCGTGGATTCCATCCCGTTAGCGCCGTTGATGGTCCAGAACATTCCACCACCGGACGGAGTTTTGACTCGGGGAAAGTCGGACTCCAGAAATCCTCCGCCATCGCCGTTTTCCAGCATTGCTGCTGCCAATTCGCTGCCATCGGCAAGAACTGAGAAATCGGACTTCTGATACTGCACGAGTGCTGTGGACATTGAACACCTTTCGAAAGGAAACATTGGGTACTGGCGATTTGCCAGAATTGCGAGCGAGGATTCGAACCTCATTTAGCTTCAAGTCTGCCACCACGCAGAAGTCGACTCGCAAAACAAGATCTGATGTTGAATCGAACAGCAATCCACAGTCTGCTTCATGGTCTGTGAATGACGCACCACGTCTCAGATCGATCCCGCAGAAACACGGCAGGGTACTCTCCTGCATACTGAAATTGCCGTCAGCGTCCTGTAGTTTGAACGACGTGTTTCTTTGGAAGACTAACGTCAGGCTGTTCTCCAGACCCTGACTTTCTTTTCGGACTTACCAATCTTCTCGATGCGGAACGACCAGTCTTTGTACTCGTCGTTCTTCTTGAACTGGCGAATGCAGGCATAGACTGTCTGGTACGACGCATTGATATCGGCGGCATCGTCAACTTCCATCTGCTGGAAATTGTACTCGCGCGGACGACCGACACGAGCGGGATCCGGAGGAGTCAGCCCTTTGGTAATCTTCATTTCAGAACTCACGATCTATAAGAGATTCTCGGTTTCTCAATCACCGAGATCAGGTTCAAAACTGAAGGGTCAAGCTGCTCGCCATTCTCTTCGATTTCCTTGATCCGCGACCGCAGGGTTGCTGCGTTGTAATCGCGTTTCACAATGTCAGACGTATCAGGGCATTCCGCCAGAGCCTGGATGAATGCCTGCTTCGCCTCGGCCTTCTGTTCTTCCGTCGCATCCATCGGATACCGGATCGCGTAGAACTTGTCGACTCTGGTGTAAAGAGTCTTCCCGGACTCCAACTTTATGCATGGAAGAGTCTCGTCTGCCATCTTATCCAGAAGTTCCTGCTCGAGACTTTCGATCTCGGCAGAGACTTCTTTTGTGTCAGCAGCCGCCTTGTTCTTTCGATCAAGCAACTTCTCAAACTTTCGAGCCAACTCACCAATACTCGGCATAAGGTATCCATTTCTAAAACGAAGTCAAGAAAAACTGTAGGTTATTTTATTATCGGAATGGTTATCCGCTGCTCACAATGAACAGCGGATGTTCCACACCTCTGTTCAATTCAGAACACATCCTCATCAAACAGGTCCATCAGTAACGCATCCACGATGTCCCGCTTTTCCTGCCGAGCCTTGATCAGTTTCTCTTCGACAGTCTTCTTCGCCACAAGGTGGTAATAGATTACGTCCCTCGTTTGCCCAGGCCGATACTGGCGAGCCATCATCTGATCATAGTCGCCAGGCGACATCAGGCCGGAGTTCAGCGTGATGCCAATGCGAGCGCGAGTCAGGTCGATCCCGGAACTCCCGGACTTACACTGCACGCCCATGATGTCGATGTCTTCCGGGTACGTCGCATGCTCGGTGAGATCCTTCCGTGCGCCGGAGATCTCTCCGTATCGTCGACCGA